CATCATTTTTTTATCGTATGCCATTTATACTATCCATTGTTTATTAATTTCAAGAGGTTTATCCCATCCATTATCTGTTTCGTTTAATCCTACTGCCAGGTATCTAAATGAATCAGCAGCATGACTTGTAAAATCATGTAAAGGCTTATCAAAAAATACATCTCGTTTTTCATCATAAGTTCTACGATAATTCCTTAATAGATCAACTGCATCTTTAACTTTCGTATTGAACCAACATCTTGGCAACATTCTGCGTACAGCTTGTATGCCATCATCTATTCCTAGCTTTGGTACAACTCTGCAATTTAATCCAGCTTCTTCTAATACTTCAAGTCTGGACTTTCCTGTTCCTAATTCTCTTACTTGTATATCATGAGGGAGTAGCTGTTCTGCTGTATCGTATCGGTTGTCTCTTAACCAATTAATATAATAATCTAGTCCCTGACCATGATTCTCTAAAAAATCTATAATGTGTATTTCTTGTCCTGCTGATTGTGCCACAAATAGTGCACTGCTATCACCCATACCTAAATCCCATGAAACAAATGTTTTGCAAATATCATCACGAATTACACTATCGTTTATCTGTTGCTTAAACTCTAAATCATTTATAAGGCTACCATAATAAGCACCCTCTACTGGTGTGTGGAAGTTTACCTCAAACTCTTGTGAGTATTTATCCTCACCCATTTCTTTAAGTGCTGCATCTAATTCTTCCTGGTCTACTAATCCAGTTTCACTAGCTTTAAACTCTAATAGCTTCCAACTGTCTTTGCCAGTTGCTGCTTTATCTCTTAATGTAGCAAAATGGTTTCTACCTTTAGGAGTTCCTATAAAAAGAACTTTACCTTTTCTGTCTGCAATAGCAGGTCTTATAATCTCACTAAATAGACTTGGGTTAATCTGTGCGTATTCGTCAATACAAACCAAATCAAAATACTGCCCTCTTAAAGCATCAATATTATCGCATCCAAAAAGAGATATTCTGCGACCCATAAAGTCTGATCGTAACTCTGCAATATTGTTTATAGCTTTTAATGGTCTTGTATATTCAGTAAGTATATCCCAAGCTACTCTTTTAGCTTGTGAATAAGTTGGAGCTAAATAAGCCATTCTTGGATTCTTTAACTCACAATTTAATGCACTATGTATTAATTGGTTAATAGCACCAACAGTCTTACCCATTCTTCGGTGAGCTACTATACAAACAAATCTGTTATCTTTTACAGCTTTGTGAATCTGTCTTTGAGGTTCTCTGGGTACATATCCAGTATTAATCGTTGTCATTGATTCCAGTAATAACCTTAATCATTAATGGTTCATCACTATCACCAGATATTTTAGATTCTTGGACCACTTTGCCATCAGTTCTATCTAGCACTTCTTTGATAGCATGGACATCACCATCTTCTGCTTTTGTTATTAAAGCATCAACTACTTTGTTAGCTCTTACAGCTTCATCTTGTATTAACTTGCGTTTAAGTGTATCTCCAAGCAACCTATTGATTTTGCTAGAGTTTGTATTTCCTTTATTTACCTCTGAACTGCGTTTAGCAGCTAACTCTTTTCTTTCTTCTTTGTCCATTGTTATGCAACTCCATTATGGGTCATTGCTCCGTAGTTAATTAAAAACCATATTTAAGCATCAACTGTGCCATGTAATCTCCATTGCGATTTTTACTATAATTTGCATTAAAGTTACTGTTATCAGTTAATTTATTATTATATCCTAAATTTAAACCAGTTCCATTGTCTGTATTTGTTACTGCTCCACTTATAGATCTGTTCTTGTCTAAATAATGTTGTAATAAAAGTTTTTTAGTGTTGTTATTTTTTAAGAAATCTAAAGATGTATCAGGTGTTAGATTAATGTTTCCTCTGTATTCATTTCCCCCACTAAAGTCTTTTTGAAAACTCAATCCACCTCTATCATTTTGATACCCAGCTTTTAATGTAGAGTTGTTAGCGTTATCTTTAAGATATTTGGTGTAAGCATTTCCACCTAAAAGCCCTGCATTTATATTTGCTTCCCTTCCATCTTGATCGTAAATAAGACTAGCATTTAAATTATCATTATCCTTGTATGATAATCCATATCTTGGGTCTACTGTGCTTTGTCCAAGAACTGCGTCTGCTCCAATTATGCTATCTATATAACCAGTTCCTACATCTGCTCTACTTGCTAGATTAGCTGTTGCTTCTGGTTTTGTGCCACGCATCATAGCTTCAAAATTTGGCAATAAATATTCTAATTCACCAAGAGGAGTATTTATATAATCAAATTCAGCCATTATATTTTACCATTTCTTACAAGACCAATATCCTGCACTTAATTTACTTTTCTTTTCATCACATTTATGTCTTGCTCTAAAAGACTTTTTTCTAGCTGGTTGGTCTTTTTTAATAGTCATATTAGCATCACCGAATCTTACTAATTTAATTGTAGTTCCTTCTTTAGCTAATACAGCAAACTTTTTAGTTTTAGTTCTAGCTCTTTTAGGCTTGTTGTAACCAGAAAATTTTTCACCTCTGTAATCAATAGCCATTATGATCTAGCTTTAGCTGTTTTAGACAACTCTTTATAATGCACTAATTTTTGTGAGGTTTTAGTATGGGTTTTATTTGTATGCAAACTGCCATTAGGCATTGTGTGCATATTGCCCTTCCATTCTTTACCATCTTTAGTGTAGTGTTTTACGCCTTTCATAATTTATCCCATTGCATATTTTTTAGCTTTGTTTGATGATTTTACTTTAACACAAGAATCTTTGCCTTTTTTTGTTCCTGCAAATCTATAACCTTTCCAACAGGCTTTTCCATCTGCACCTTTTTTTTTGGCAGTCATACGCAATCACTCATAGCATCAAACCATCTTCTTAATTCTTCTAATTTGTTGTTTAATATTTTCTTATCGGTGGTTTCTTTCTTTTCTTCATTTGTTTTTTCCTCGTTAGCCATTAAACTTTCTCACATCTCTGGATGCGTAAACATCCCAAGTCTATAATAAAGTAATTATAATGTGTTTTGTTTTTAGAGTCGTCTATTTTTTCAGCTTCGTACCACTCTACTCCAAAATGACATCCTACAAATAAATGACATGACCACATAATTTTATCCTATTGGTTTTCTGTTAGCTTTAGCGTATGCAATAGCAATAGCTTGATTTCTTTTTTTCCCTGATTTCATTTCTTTTTTTATGTTTCTAGCAATAACAGCTTTTGATTTTCCTGATTCTAAAGGCATATTTTTCCAAATAAAAAAATCCCACCGATTAAGATGGGATTTACAAAGGAGTGTTAAACAAATCCTCAAGACGAGGGTCGGCTTAACCCCTCGATTTTAACAGAAACTAAATTACATTGCAATTACTATTACAGCTATTGTGGATATCTTTCATCCCAACATCCAGTTTCTTTATCGTACACCCAGTTGTCTAGATTTTCTTCATACTCTTTTGCTTCTAGTTTTTTGTCAGCTATTTCTTGAGCTTCTTCTTCAAACTGATCTGCTATAGCTTGAAAATCTATTTCTTGTAGCAGTTGAATAGCTTTAGCATTACTTAATTTTTCTTCTGCTTCCTCAAGCCAATACTCTTTAATCTGTTCTAGTATTGGATATTGCTTTTGCTTTTCTAAAGTATCAGTAACAAATTCACTTGCTATTTCTTCTAATACTTCAATGTCTAAAAATTTTATAACTGATTTAGTGTCTGTTAATAACATATTATTTCTCCTTATTATTATATTTATAACCAACAAATAAAGAACAAGCTATGCCAAATAGTTTAGAAGTTATTTTTTCTTGTGAACAGGCAACATACAAATTATTAATATAATCATTATCAATGTTATTTGTATTTAACCCTGTAATCCATTTGTGTGCTTTTTTAGCTAAGTCTTTATCTTCATTAGTTATTTTAATTGGTTTATCATTTATATTAGTTTTATCTTTATAAACTCCTAAATAGTATTCTAAACGCTGTTTAGTGGTAGTTTTACCATTAGCTTTTCCTACTGATAGCCATTTATAAATTCTAATAATAGCAGCACTTGATTCCAACACTTTTTCAACATCATATTGTTTAGCTGGAAATGCCCAGTTATCACTTTCTGGTGGATTATAGTCAGTCAGCAATTCAAATTCGTTTCCAAGATCAGAAAACTGTTGCAACAAAGACTCTAAATTTTTATTAAAATATTGATTTATGCAAGTGCTACCCACATTAACAAGTTTGTCGGCTTTTAAATCCTCAATAATATAAATTTTATTTCTATTTCTTTTCGTGTTGCAATGGTTACAGTTTTTAATTTTTTGTATTGCTTCGTAAGAAAAAGTCCATTGTGAGCTTTTATCCCATAACTCAATAATTTTTTCGCCTTTACTATTTCCATTTTCCACAAAACCTATAACTTTATAATATTGATTAACAACTGGAGCTTCTCCAGAAACCTTTAGGTCAACTACTTTTTTTGTTATTTCTTTTGGTTTAGATAATAAAGGGTCGCTACATCCTGTGGAATATGTACCATCCTTAATTAAAGCAACAGTTTTTGTAAATGTTTTAAGATATGGTTCAGACTGAACAAGTGTAACCTTGTCAAGATTATGTCTTTGACATTGTGTATTAATTTTGTCTATTTTTTTCTTGAGCTTTAATACTTCGCTTACTGGAACTGTAATGTTGTTCATAACATCTCCTTTGTTTAACTTCTACCCTCTAAATTACTCCCTTTTAAATTAATTGCAAGTCTTTTTACAAGTTTTTTTAAATTAACTTAAATCAACGATTTTAGAGGTATATCTGCCATTCTTTTCTTTCTTCCATCCTTCACAGAGAATTGTCCATCCAGCAGCTCGTATAAAGGGCAAGGCAGGACTTTCTGTTATCTTCCTTACACGACTGCTAATATTAGAATATGATGTAACCTGAAGTGCCACAGTGTCCCCATCCTTAATAGCTAATATATCTATAATTCCAAACAAGTCTTGTCTTATTCGTGCAAAAGGATTCCAGCGTTCAGTAATTGCTACAAGATCATAATTCTCTTTTTTTAGTCTTGCTAAAGTTCTTTGAGTCGGACTTGTCTTTGCCATGCTTTTCCTTTTTGTTGTTAAAAATCCTATCAAAATTATCAGCAAACTTTTTATCGTCTGTTGGTCTGCGGCTGCTTCCTTTACCCATTAATTATCTCCCTAACACAAGTATAAGTTTTCCAATCAGAATAATTTTCTGCTGCATATTGAAAAGCACTTTTGCAACTGTTGAACGAACCAGCATAAACATTTTCTGATGGCATACCACTTAAAGATACTAACAAAATAAACTCAATCATTATCTTCTCCTATAAAAGTTCTTGTCTCAACCCCAACAAAACCACAAGATTGTGATTCATAACTTGATAAACTATCAAAATCAAATTGACTAGGTGGTTTATGGTCAGGTGGTATATTGCTGTATTCTTTTAGTAAGCAACTCGCTGCTTTATGCTCTGAACAATTTTCTTTAAAATAAATCATAGCAGTAGGACAATCATTAAAATATCCTACAAATTCTAGATCATCATAATTACCACTTAAACTTACAGTTAATATAAATATCCCTTCAGCTAACATAATCTATCCTCCTATAAATTATCTAACACCCATTCCAACATTTCACTTTCTTTTCCATATGCTTCAACCCATTTTTTTGGACTTGTATGAAACCCATCTTTACCTTGATGGTGATGGTGACAAAGTGGTAATACCATAAAGTGATTATTCTTTTGACCCATGCCCATACCTTCTCTAATGTGATGTAAGTTTGCAGGTGGTGCATCAATAACATCATGGTATCTTTTGCAGATGCAACATCCAAACTCTGACATTTTATTAAGCCATTGTTTTTCATCTTTAGTTTTGGACTTCTTCTTCATTAAACAAATCTCCTGATTCATATTCTATTCTTTGCAAAGCAGATTCATAGTATTTTTTATTTAACTCGCTACCAATAAAATTTCTGCCTAATTTTTTTGCAACAATTGCTGTCGTACCTGTTCCCATAAATGGGTCATAGACCACATCCTTTTTTTGAGAAAAATTTTTTAATATATTTGAAACAAGTTTTTCTGGAAATGTTGCTCCATGATAAACTGAATTACTTTTTTCTTTTTTTATTTCCCAAATATCTTCTAGCGTACCACGCTTAAATGTTGCAGATTTAAATTGTCTACTAATTGCATAGTCGTTTTCAAAAACAAGAATTAGCTCTGTTCTTTTATTCAAAACTTGGGTCTGCATAGAAGGTTGCGACATTTTTTTATCCCAAACAATTATCTCTTTCAAATTTTCAGAAAAATCTCCAATTAACTTAAAAAATGCTCTTTTGCTACCAGTAACAATTTGAATGTTGTAAAAAGTTAAATTGCTTACCCTTAAAAGTTCTGATAAAACATTTTTATGAAATTTATAATATTCGTTTATTGGTAAATTATCAGAAAAATTATGGTATTTGGTGCTTAATTCTTTAATAATTTGTCTTGAACAATACACTCCATTTCTAATTCTCAAATTCATGTTGTAAGGAGGTGAGGTTATAACTAAATCAATAGAGTTATTTGATATTTTTTTAAGCGTGTCTAAACACGATTCATTAAATATTTTATTTATTAAAAGTTTATTCTTCTTCATTTAATTTAAACCCATATCCTCTTGCAAAATCTTTAACTTGTTCTAGGTACTCGTTAAATTCTTTTACATTTAATTTAGTGGTGCTGCCAACAGTCATTACTTTTAAATTCTTAATCTGCTTTTCTTTAGATAGTAATTTGTATAATAGCACCTCGTGCATTTCGGTTTTAGACTTTAATCCAAAATAGTTTGCAAGTTCTGTAACCAATCGCCAGTAATATTCATTCTGGTCTAGCGACCTTGTAGATTTATATGGTGTTATTTTTACAGTCCAAAGTTGTTCTGGGTCTAATTCTTTTAATTTAGAAATCAATCCATCTAAATTATTTTTATCTAATGTAAAATTTATCATGCCTTGCTCCTAAACTTACTTAATATTTTTTCCATTTTAATTTTTAATTCTTTAGGCATTGGTGTGCCTACTGGCTTTGCTATTTTAGGTTGCTGTGCTGCTATCAACTCTTGGTTCTTACTTCTACAGATTAATATAATGTCATAAGGTGTTGGAGCTTTGTTGGAGGTGCTAGTCCATTTATCAAATGATTGGCTTACAATCTCAATAGGATAACTTTCTAGCTTATGCCACCAGACTCTTAATAAATTTTGATCTGCGTGTTTTCTATTATAAATTTCAAATAGAGTATCAAGCATTTCTTTAAATTGCTGTTTATCTGTGTTATTCAAAACGATACCCCCTCATCTGGTTCGTCTAACCATCTTTTAGCATTTATCCATGTCGTAGGATAAGGTATAAATTTACCATTATCTGCAAACCAATCCTTACTTTCCTTTTGCCATTTTAAAGTTTTTAATACAAGGTCAATATTAGGCTTATTCTTTATCCATGCTAATTCAGCTTTATGCTTATTAGTTTTTCTAGGATAATTATTCCAGAATAATTCAAACCCATTATCTACCTCTATCTCTTTCTCTATCTCTTTCTCTATCTCTTTCTCTACTCTTACTCTAGGCAACCGACCTGTTGCCGACTCGGCATCATCTTGTAAAACAAATGCTGACAACTGGTTTAACTGTTTGT